CGTCCAATACGACCCTTGCCTGTGCGCCGCAATCGACCCCACCCAACTGCAGCGTGAGGCGGGTAGGGGACGCTTGCTAATAGACGCCGTCTCCAGCTGGCCCTACTACTCAGTGCCGGACAACACCGCCTGCTTCGTCACCGTATCATCAAAGCAATTAGGGGCTGCCCCCGTCCTGTCTTTCGTCTTCTGCACGGAGGAGTTTATTCTCCAAAGCCCCTCCTCGGAACTACGCAACCTGTATGGGCGCGCCTACGATCTCGCCCCCTCCGGCATAAAGCTCAAGGACAATCCAGAGACGCCAAACACTCCCGCCATCCCTCTCATGGCACACGCGCTAAAAAAGCTTCGAAGGTTCGACCTTCAAAGCTTCCGAAAGACGATAGACGATAGACGCAGCGCGTTAGAGGCTTTTCCATTCGTAACTGGGGAGGGCCCCGTGGTGACTCTTAATAGATCACTCAGTAGTAGATTAGGGTTCGAAGAATTCTACTTTAAGAACGACGAAGCCAAGCTCTTCCTCTGGAGCGGCACAGATAACGAGTTTCAAAAACTCATCACCATCTTAGAAGGGATCTCAGATGTCATCTGATAAAACCAAAGCAGTAGTCCAACTATCGGGCGGTCTCGACAGCACAGCCTGTGCCCTAATAGCCAACCAAGACTACGACGCCCACGCCTTGTTCATAGACTACGGGCAGGTGGTTGTGGCGCAGGAAGAAAAAGCAGCGCGATACGTCGCCGATAAACTATCAATGCCTTTCCACAAAGTAACGCTCCAAGGCATTCAGTTCACGGGCGGCGACTACGTTCCCGTTAGGAATTTTATAATCGCCGCCGTGTCCCTAAACCTCGCTGAGAGCATCGGGGCTGATGCCATCATTGTAGGCAACAAAACCAAAGAGTATCGCGAGGACGACCCCTGGTGTTGGAAGGACTGCACGGTAAACTTTTTTCATCACCTCACTCAGGCCGCCCGCGCCGGGATTGAGCAAGGGGAGCCGGAGTACTTAATGCCTCTAGCCGGGCTAGACAGGCAACAAGTAACGGCGCTGGTAAACGATAAAGGCGAGCCCTTTGGCATCTCTAAGCCCGACACCTGGTCCTGCTACACTGACGGGGACGAGCCGTGCGGCACGTGCTTCCACTGCCGAGAAGAGAGAGGCGAGGTATGACCGAGTGCGTCCGAAGGCTCCAATTCTGCGCCGGTCACCGCGTCTATCGGCACGAGTCTAAGTGCGCTCATCCTCACGGCCACAACTACGTTGCCTTCTTCCACGCCCGCGCTCCTGAGCTGGACGCTATTGGAAGGGTAATCGATTTCTCAGTGCTCAAGCAGAACATGGGTTGGTGGATTGATAAGAACTGGGACCACGGCTTCATCTACTACGAGGGCGATCCCGAGATGGCGGCTCTCTTCGAGTCTTCGGATTTCAAAAACTACTACATGCCCTGTAACCCGACGGCTGAGAACATGGCTAAGTATTTGGTAGAGCAGATATGCCCCGACTTGATGCGAGGCACAGGGGTCGAGATCTACAAGGTCGTCATCTGGGAAACGGAGAACTGCTATGCCGTACACCGTAAGTGAGATCTTCTGCGCTCTACAAGGCGAGGGCGTCCGTGCCGGCACTAGGAATGTTTTCATTCGCTTCGCTGGCTGCAATCTCAAGTGCGTTGAAGAGGAACACGGCTTTGACTGCGACACTGACTTTGCTTCGATCTACAAACGCTACTCGACCGCTGAGGAGTTAGTTGCCGAGGTTCAAGAAGCGTGGGGAAAAGCGAAGAAGGGCAAGGCTGTGATTCTCACGGGCGGAGAGCCTACGCTACAGCTCGATCTAGAACTCACTGTCGCTCTAAGGAACGCCGACTTCTACATCGCCATGGAGACTAACGGCATAAAAGAGCTGCCCGGGCTAGTTGAGAACGACATAGATTGGATCAGCTGCTCTCCCAAGACGGCGGAGCATACTTTACAGCGCCGCTCAGCTAACGAGTTACGCTATGTTCGCTCAATTAGGCAGGGCATTCCTAAGCCTAAAGTAAAAGCTAGCCATCTCTACTTATCACCTGGGGCTGACAGCGGGGGGCCTACTCAAGAGAATCTCAACTGGTGCATGCAGTTGATAGATGAGAACCCTACTTGGAAGCTATCGGTACAGATGCACAAGCTATGGGGGGTAAGATGAATAAAGAACAGGTAAGAGAAATCACCAAGGAAAAGGCAGGCCTCCAGGCCGTGAAAGATTTGCTGTGGTATATCGGCGAAGACCCTGCCCGAGAGGGGCTACAGGAAACACCTAAGCGGTTTATCAAGGCGTGGAAAGAATGGTTCCAAGGCTATCAACAAACCCCAGAAGGAATTTTGTCTACTACTTTCAGCGAAGTCGGTGGGTACGACGAATTAGTAATGCTTCGAGGGATTCCTTTTGAGAGCCACTGTGAGCACCATATTGCCCCCATCATAGGGAACGCTACAATCGCCTACCTGCCCGACCATGGGGTGGTAGGGATTTCGAAGCTAGCCCGCTTACTCGACTGCTACGCTAAGCGATTACAGGTGCAGGAAAAAATGACTGCCCAGATCGCAGACGCTTTGGTAACCTATCTAAAGCCCCGTGGCGTTGCCGTTATCGTAACCGCTGAACATCACTGCATGACTACTCGTGGCGTGCATAAGCACAAGTCGGCTATGATAACTTCTGAGATGAGAGGCGCCTTTAGGGAGGACCGAAGCTTGCGAGCAGAGATCATGTCTCTGCATCTAGGAGGTAGAGATGGGTAGACCTATAAAGCTAACCGATGAACTGGTCGAAGTTTTTATTCGAGCAATCAAACTCGGCTGTCCCATCAGGGACGCTTGCGGGTGCGCGGGCATTGCGGAAAGCACATACTACAAGTGGATGCAGCTAGCGGATTCCAATCGTCGCGACGCTAAGAGATTTCAAAAGTTCAGAACCAGGGTCAAAGAAGCGGAAGGCGAAGCTACTCAGCGATGGCTAGCTATCATCGAAAAGGCCGCGAGCGAGGGTTCTTGGCAAGCCGCTGCCTGGAAACTAGAGCGACGGCGAGACATGTTCATCCCTAGAATGCGGCAGGAAGTGACTGGAAAAGATGGCGAAGCGATTAAGATTGAGACCGAAGCTCGCGAAGCGAAAGAAGTCATCGCCTCTGCACTCTCTCGCATCTCTACCGCCAGCAGAGTACACGAAGATCCTGGAGTCCCTGACCCCGAAACAACTCATTGAGTTACGGTGGGACTGGGAGTTCTGGGCACGCCCCGACCAAAGGATTCCCGAGGTCGATTGGCAAGTGTGGCTCATCCTAGCCGGGCGAGGGTACGGTAAGACGAGAACCGGCGCTGAGTACATTCGCTCCAGGGTCCAGTCAGGCAAGGCAAAGCATATTGCGCTAATCGGAAGAACGGCGGCAGACGTTCGAGACGTTATGGTCACGGGGCCTTCTGGCGTACTGGCTTGCTGCCCGCCCGATGACCGGCCTATCTACGAGCCTTCCAGGCGTAGGTTGACGTGGGCGAACGGCGCAGTTGCTCACACCTACGCTTCTGAGAAACCGGATCAGCTTCGAGGCCCTCAGCACGACACTGCTTGGTGTGACGAACTCGCTGCTTGGACGTACCCCTACGATACCTGGGATCAACTCATGTTCGGTCTACGTCTCGGAGACCCTAAGTGCGTAGTGACGACCACGCCTCGCCCAATTAAATTAGTCAGAGACCTGGTAGCTAGCGCGACTACGTCAGTCACTCGGGGCTCAACTTTCGATAACAAAGACAATCTGGCCCCCGCCTTCTTTCAACACATCCTAAACAAGTACGACGGCACTTCTCTGGGTCGGCAGGAATTGTATGCCGAGATCTTGGATGAATTGCCTGGCGCTCTCTGGACTAGATCGTTGGTGGAGGGGGCGCGGGTAGAGACAGCCCCCATCATGAAGAGGATAGTTGTGGCGGTAGACCCTGCCGTTACCTCCAAGGAGTCTAGTGACGAGACAGGGATAGTAGTGGCTGGGCTGGGGGTCGACGATAAGTTCTATGTGCTGGAGGATGCTAGCGGCAGGATGACTGTCGATAACTGGGCTCGAACTGTAGTCGACTGCTACGACCGTCATGATGCGGATAGGGTTGTTGCCGAGGTCAACCAGGGAGGGGACCTTGTCGAGAAGATGCTCAGGCAAGTCGGCGCTAATATCTCCTACCGCGCCATACGAGCTAGTAAGGGCAAGTACGCCAGGGCCGAGCCTGTGGCAGCTAGGTACGAGCAATCAAAAGTCTGCCACGTCGGCGGCTTCCCTGCTCTCGAAGATCAGCTATGCACTTACTCTCCCTCCTTCCTAAAGGCTAGTCCCGATAGGTTGGATGCTCTAGTCTACGCTATCACTGATCTAGATAGCCGAGTGTGTATGGACATATCTATCGACCCTAACGCCAACTACGTTCCCAAGGTCTGGATATGACAACTGCTCGTGCCCACGCTAAATCCCGAGTTCGTAAGGAAGAGGAGATCACTCAAACGGACTTTGACGGGGAGTCTAGAAGGCACCGACGAATAACTACGTCCCGAGCTAAGGCGATGGCAAAAGCCCTAGAGAACTATCTTAAAGCAGAAGCGAGAAAGCAGATTAAAATCATAGTAACGGAACTTCGTCGCAAGGGGATAGGCTCTATGGCGACAGTGCGCAAGGGAGTAGACGACTGGGATGATGAGCGCCTACTCCGCATTCTTCAGCTGTATGGCGTCAGGCAGATAGTAGATGTCGGCACAGAGTTCGCTGGTTCGGAATGGCTATTCACTCCCCAAGCGCAGGCGAAGTTCATGGCAGACAAGGGCGTCCAGGTACAAGGAATCAGACGAAACCTGGAGAAGGAAATGCGTACCTCTATCGGCGCAGCCCTTGGGACATGGATGGACAAGGAGCCGGAACTCACCGTTCAGCAAGTATCTCGAAGGCTGAGGGATTGGCTGCTAGTCCCTCAAGCGAAAGACACGCCCCCCATCCTAAAGCCCTTGGGTCAACGGTTCACCTCTCACGGTATCGGGGCTCGTGCTAAGATGATAGCGAGAACAGAAATAAACCAAGCTAGGAATAGAGGTCGATTGGAAGCGGGGAAGATAACTGGAGCTACTCACTACATGTGGTTAGCTATGAATGATGGACTCTCTGGCCCCAGAGAGCACGATGCCTTGGACGGGCAGGTGCAGCCAGCGGGCTCCTTGTTCGTCAACCCGTCTACTGGAGTAGAGTTGGCTTACCCCGGTGATCCGGGCGCTGATGCTGAGGAGATTATAAATTGCCGGTGCAGCATTCGCCCACTAACAGCAGCCCAAGCCGCAGATTTTGGAGCATAGAAAATGACTGAGAAGTTAGATGATTACAACATTCTCGATGTCCTCGGTAGCACTGGCCTCAACCGCCAAGGCGGCCTCATTAACGAGGAATGGTTAAGGCAACTCGAAGGCGATAAAGGTGTAAAGATTTACACCGAGATGAAGGATAACGATCCTGTCATTGGCGCCATCTTGTACGCTATCAAAACCCTAGTCAGGCAGACGCAATCCTCGATCCAACCTACGGGCGAGTCTGAGAAGCATGTCCTATACGCGGAGTTCGTAGAGCAGTGTCTCGAAGACATGACCGTCTCGTGGCCTGACTTCCTGGCCGAGATTCTGTCCATGCTCCCCTACGGTTGGGCGTACTTCGAAACTCTCTACAAGCTCAGAGGGGGTCACAGCGACGACCCACGTAAGAACAGCATCTATCGAGACGGGCGTATCGGCTGGCGCAAGTTCGGTATCCGGGCACAGGAAACTCTCTACGAGTGGGAGTTCAACGAAGAGGGTCAAGTGCTCGGCATGTGGCAGATGGCTCCGCCCGATTACCAGATAACTTTCATCCCCATCCAGAAAGCTATTCTGTTCAGAACGGAGACGCACAAGAACAACCCAGAGGGACGAAGCATTCTCAGGAACGCTTACCGCTCGTGGTTCTTCTGCAAACGCATTCAGGAAATCGAAGCGATTGGAATCGAGAGGGACCTTGCTGGCTTGCCAATTATGCAAGTGCCCCTGGAGCTTCTAGCCAGTAACGCAACGTCGGCACAGAAAGCAGTGGTCGACGACTTCCGAGACATGATTCAAAAGATCAGGCGGGACGAGTACGAGGGTGTAGTCATCCCATCGGATACAGATATCGACGGCAACCCTAGCGGGTTCAAGCTCAGCCTTCTCAGCGCGGGCGGGCGTAGACCGATAGACGTTAACGAGATCGTGAAGCGGTACGAGAGTCGAGTGGCCTTGTCGGTCCTGGGGGAGTTCGTGCTTCTAGGGATGGACGGTGTGGGCTCCTTCGCCCTCAGCAGCAACAAGACGGCGCTGTTCGCTCAAGCCCTGGGGACGTACTTGCAGACTATCGCTACGGCTTTTAACGAGCAGGCGATAGCCCCGCTCATGCGCTTGAACGGTTGGAAGGAGGCTGAGTACTATCCCAAGATCGTGTTCAGCGATATCGAGACGCCGGACATTCAAGAGCTTGCCGGGGCTCTTACTGGCTTGGCGGGAGCTGGCATTCTTACGCCAGACGATGAACTGGAAAAGTGG